TGCAAGTGCCTTTGTTTTCTCGTATTCATCCTCCACGAATATTTCATAGCAGCCTTTATAAAAGACTTTTTCGGCAAACGGGAGATTTATAATATGTTCAGGCAAAATGCCACGATTTAAGAAGTGACAGAGCATACCGAGTTCTCCGTCACTTCTTATCAGTTTTTTATATCGTCAACCGCCTTAACAGAGTCAACATACCCAGCGAGCTTTAAGCACTCAAGAGCAATCTGCGGAATTTCACCTGCATCAAATATCTTTTCGACAATCTCCATAGGCTCAATGCATCCGAAAGCATCACGAAGTTCCTTTGACTTTAAGCACGGCTCCTTAACGCACTCGTAAACCATGTACGCATCGCCGTTGTCCATTTCCTGCGCTTCCTTTGCCATAGCCGAGGTCGGACATTCAACGGTGATAGTACCGTCCAAAGACGAAATATACAGTTCCTTTGTTTTCAGCTTGTTCTTGCTCTCAAGCATCTGCTCTTTTCTTTTTATAAGCTCCTGCAGAGTGATTTTTGCATTCTTGTTCATTTTCGTCTACCTCACTTTCACTAAATCGGGGAAGTAATAATCGGTGAAGCCACCTGAATACTCCTCATCAATCATTTTCCCGTTCTCAAACTTCTGAAGCGTAAGGTCGTTAAACCACGCATTCTCAACAACAAGGCGTTCCGAGCCATAGGCATCAGGGTCATCAATTTTTGAAATAATCTGAATGCGCACATCGTGACCTTTCTTTATCTTTTCGGAAAGAAGCTGTGCGCCCCTCGAAAAGACCTTTTTAACCTTCATGCTCCATTCGCCCGTTAGTCCTGTCATTTTGGAGTCCTTCGCCATCTGCCCGACAAAGTCCACATCCTCACGTTCAATTGTCAGCTTTGCCTCGTATGAATCAGTCTCATAGACAGGCTCACCATCTAAATAAACCATGCCCCATTTACCGTTCATAACACGGGGTGCTGTGGGTTTTACTGCCATAGTCCGTTACCTCCTTTACTCCATATAGACATTAAAGTTCAAGTCCTCAATCGCATCCTGCACCTGAATATTTGCTTTCACAAATACATTAGTACCCGTGTTTGCGGTCTTGATTTTCTCATCATCCCAAGCGGATACATCCTTGTGCAAGGAAAGCCATTCACGATTGCCTTCAATATCGATTTCAGCCTTGTTATCAAACTGGTCGTATAATACGCCCTGGGATGCAAGGTCACGGAAATATTTATTGACCGCCGCCAAGAACACGATTTTGTTATCATAGGAATTTTCGACCTTACCGACAAAATCGTCCTCGAAGGTTGTGCGGATATCGTCCCTTATCATATCAACCGCTTCAATGATTTTAATTTTCTTGAAATCCTCGCTCTTTGCATCGGTTGTGGTTGTAAGGGAATTAACGCCCCTTGCGATTTTGATTTTCGTGCCGTCATTTATGAGAATAAGCTGTCCGAGGTCAATATCGGCATCAGGCGTTTGACTTTCCTCTATGCTGTCAACTTCGGGAAGGACAAAGTATGTCGCACTTCGGTTGACAGGCATTCCTGCAAGGACACCTGCGATTCTCGTACAGAAACCTGCTGTCGTATATGTTTTTGATTCCACCTTGATTTCTGCGGTTGTGAAGTTGATAACGCCTTCATGGTTAGAAGCCGTATTTGCCGCTACCAATTTAAAGGTTTTATGGTAGGTGTCACGCTGTTCAATAACGAAATTTGCCAAAGCGACCGCTTCATTGCTTGTTGCATCGGGCATAGTCAGATAGTTCCATTTCTTGATTTTCAGCCGCTCCAAAACCTCATCAAGCGTATCCTCTGTACCGATTCGCTCAACAAGCACCTTTGACGGAGAGCCGAGGAATGCTAAGTGAAGATACGACAGATTATTTGCCGTAAAATGGCTTTTTACGACCTCGTTTTCATTTGAGAAAGCATAGCTTGTTCTCGTGTTGCTGTTATCCCTTACGATAATCGCAACAATCCCACGCTCACTTCTTGTAATAAGGGTTTCAGCGAGCTTTTTAAATTCAATGATTATTTTCGGAAGTCCCATGAGATTCCGTCACCACCTTTTCTGATAGATTTTTCATTTTCGGCATAGAGGGAATATCTATGTCGGTTTCCTGCAAATACTCCAAATCAAAAGTTGCCACAAGCGCAGGTTTCTCATAATCAAAGGTAATTTCATTGATAGATAGAAACCTGTCGTTTATGGCAATGGTGGAGTATAGAAATATTTGTTTGAAACGCTCTGCGTTTTTCACAAGTTCCTCCCGTGTTTCAACGGAAGGGAAAAAGGAGATTTCAATGCTGTCGGTTACAAGTTCGGTATAAACATTCTGAAGTTCTATCGAAGCAGGTAATACATCCACAAAGCAAGCAGGTTTTTGAAACCCCTCTTTGACCTCGGAAGCAAACACCGTATAACCGTTATCCTTCAGCTTTTTTGAAACAGCCGTTTGTATATCTTTTATCGTAATCACAACTGCACCTCTTTCGTCAGTTCGTCAAGCAGTTTTTCTGCCGATTTTCCGAATGTTGCTTCTATATCATTCATAGCCTCGGAAATCATGTGTGCGCCCTGTGTACGACCGTCTACTGAAACGCCACGCACCTTTCGTCCCAAAGCGTTAAGTTTTCTGCCGTTTGAGGCTCTTGTACTGCCACCATGAACAACCTCATGCCCTCGCTCAACAAGGTGAGCATACCGGTTTGCCGACTGCATACGAGCAACACGAGCCTTGCCGTAGGTCTTGGGCTTCTTGGTGCGCCAAGTACCTTTTAGCTTCTTTGTTTTGCCCACAGGTGTTTTCGACTTCGTTCTCGTAGCCGCAACACGAGCCATACTCATTAAAAAGGCATCACCTTTGGATTTGTATTTACTCTCAATCCTCTTGAAGGTTTTTTCCAAATCCTCGAAACCGAATGTATCACTGTTTTTAGCCATCGTAATCACCGCTACCAAAAGTCTGTGCTGTTTTGCTGTCATGCTCTGTGGCGATGATTTGTAGCTCATCGTGCTTGCCGCCGAGGTCAAGCACCGAAACGATATCAAATTCACGGTTGTCGTAAAGAATGCGATGTTCGGCTTTGATGCCACGAAAGAAGCGTGTAGATATTTTGTATGTTGTTTCTGCACGGAGCTTTTGACTTTCCTCGTATTCCCGTCCGCTCATCGGAGCGACAAGAGCCGCTACAGAGTAGTCTTTAAGTGCGAGCTTATGAGCGATAGGCTGTCCGTCCTCATCAATCAAGATTGCGTTACCGTCATCATCGTGCGAGAGATACACACGCTCATTTTCTATTTGCAACGGCAAGGGTAAATAAGGCTTGAAAGGTTTATACTTCGGTATGGTTTCGCCCATAGAATTTGTCACTTCATCTGTCGGACGAAGGAATATGATCCTGTGCCGTAATTTAGAAAAGTTCAATCAAAACACCTCGTTTCTGTATGCGTCCAAAAGCCTGTAAACAGCATCGGGTATCGGCGCACCGCTTCTGTTTTCGTAAAAATGTGATATAACCAAAAGCTGCGCCTGTTCGATAGGCTCTTTACGCTCATCCGGAAGTTCATGGCGCAGATAGTTTTCGCATAGTTCCTTTGCTAAAAGAATGAGGACGGATAGATACCCGTCCTCGCTGTCATGGTCAATTCGCAGAAATTCTTTTACAAAATCAAGCGTCAGCATTCTTTTTTGCACCTGCCTTTGAAGCGGCAGGTTTCGCTTCCTTGATTTCCTCTGCATATCCTGCAGAAACCAAATCTGCACCGATGTTGTCATCTACATCGGCTGTCTGATTTGCGATAAAACTGAAGGTATCACCTGCACAGCTTTTTGTAATTCGTATTTTCATTGTTCACGCCCCCAATTACGATGCTTTCATCGTGAGCTTCTTAACCGCCTCGGAAAGTGTGAGCTTGCCGTCAACACGCTGTGTGGCAAGGAAGCCTGTCTGGTCGTTTCCTGCATACAGTTCGTTCAGTCTCTTGAACACTCTGCCCTGACGGTCGGCAATCCAATAATATGAATAGTCACCGAAAATAATCGGCACTTTGGATGCGGCGATGGTGGGCATATACGAAGAAGCATATAGCGGTCTGCCGAGAAGCGTGTCAGGCTCACCATCTCTTACAGATGGTTGCCACAAATACTGACCGTTTTCGTCCTTCATTTTACGAATTACCTTAATGGTTGCATCGTTCATAATAAAGGATGCATTCTTTCTGTACGGTGTTTTAAGTGAATGGTAAAGGTCGATGATTTCATCAAGGGTAATAGCAGTAGCCGCCGCCGTTGTTACACCTGCAGATGCGCCTGTGATAAGCCCCGTAGGTTTGTTTGTGCCGTTACCATTAATAAATGCATCTTCCTCGGTATTACCGATTCGTCTTGCAAATTCGCTCGACAGATAGCTTTCAAGGTCAAACACACTGTCGCTCAAGAGTTCGTTGGAAACTTTAATCAGAGTACCGAGTTTATGCGCACCGAGCGTTACCTGACCGAAAACATCATCGCTTTCGGTGAGGGCAGATTCCTCTGCAAGCCAAGCCGCACTGCCATGAGAAGCTACAACAGGGATTAAACGTTCGCCGCTGTCGGTATTGATAACCTTTGCAAGCTGTCTGATGATGTTTGCTTCTTCCAAGCCCTGAATAAGTGTACGCTCAAATTCGTCAGGTACGAGATAGCCACCTTCGGAGTCAGTTCCGACCTGAAGCGCATTTACAACTTCATGCACAGGGTTTTTGCTTTTCAGAACATTCCAAAACTGCTTTTTATACTCGTCCGATGCACGACCTTCTTTTGTGGGTTTTACACCTTGAGGTGTGTTTTTAATCGGCTCTCCCACAGGCTTTGCAAGCTCAGCATCAAGTGCCGCCTGTCTCTCAAGCCTTGCAATTTCTCTGCCGTAGTCCTCCATATCCTTTTCCATCTTGGTGTAGGTCGCATCGTCCTCGGCAGAAAGAGTGCCTTTTTCGTTTCTGTGTGTGTCGAGAAACGCTTTAGCCGCTTCCCATGTCTTGTTTCTTTTTTCTCTGAGTTCTAAAATAGTCATAAGATAAAATCCTCCTCGTTAAATATGTTTTTTAATAAGCTCTAAACGCTCCATGAGCATATCAACAGAGCGTTCATTGGTGGTGGGTTGTTCCTTCGGTTCGGAAATAGGTTGCTTCTGCTGTTTAGGTGCAGGTTCCTGACTTTTGAAATGCTCCGAGACCTTATTGACAATGTTTGTGTTTATTTCACGGCGAGAAAACAGCATAGAGTTTTCGGGAGGCTTACGGATAGGCTCCTGACCCTCCTCCTCATCATCGTCCTCATCTGTTTCATTCGCCTTTGCATACAGCACCTCATCGGCAAAGCCAAGCTCCACAGCCTTGTACGCATCCATCCATGTCTCGTTGTCCATAAGGTGCGAGATTTTGGAGCGTGAAAGACCTGTTTTGAGTTCGTATGCGTTCACAATGCTGTCTTTTACGCTATCAAGCATTTCAATTGCCTTTTGCATATCCTCGGCGTTACCGAATGCGGCGGTCAATGGGTTATGAATCATAATCATCGACACGGGCGATAC